TTTTTTTTTGGGCCTTACGATAAAGTGACGGATCACCCCATCGCTTAGTCCAAAACCAGTTACTTAATTTACTAGCATAACCTTCTAACTTATCCATGATACAGTTATGCCAGAAGTAATATCTAAATTTTTTGTATAATCTGTTTAACATCTTCTTGTAATTTTTTACAGACAGAGTTTGCATGATTAATTATTGATGCACAAAGACTTGCATGAAATGGATGAGTCTTTAACGCTTCTCTAATCTTAGTAACAGGCTTACCACCATAGTCTATGACTACCATATTGTTTTTATTTAAACCAATCTTAAGTTCAAACAGTATTCCTGTGTGTTTTAATATCTCATCTTCTTTCTTTTCTGTCATTGCTTTCTCCTTGTTTCACAAACTCTGCACTAATTCTAGGATCCAAAGGACTTAATGAAGATAGTTTGTTCATGATATTAACTACTTCTCCATATGGTCTAGTCATTAAGTATCTCATAATATCCATTAATTGATCAGATGTTATAAGATATGTTTTCCCATTAACTTCTTGTTGTTTTTTTTCTTTACTCATTGTTCCCCTCTTATTTATCAGTAAAATATTTATTGAGGGTTTGTATATTTTCTTCTGCTGAAGATATTTTATTTACCAGTTTATCCAACTCATCAATGAACTGTGGATGCTCACCAATACCAACAGCTGAATTAAGATAAACAAGTGCACTAGCATACGCATCTGCTATTTGTGCTTCGTATTTTTTTCTTAACGCATCTAACATCAGTAACTTTGTATCCATTAGTATCCTCTGTATTCATAATAAGTTTTTTCTATATATTCTTCATCTAGTAAATAAGGATTACTACCATTTTTAAAATCATGTAGTTCTCTTAATTCATTAATAGTTTGAGATAGTGTTTTATTTCTTTGTAAACATCCACAAACTAAATCTACTACTTCTATAAACGCTTGTTTAACTTGTCCCATTACTGACCTCCTTTATTAGTCTAGTTAAATACCAGTGTGCCTTTTGTAAATCTTCTAGAGGTTCACCTTTAAACTTGTATCTAGAAACATACTTTAAGATATTACCTTTTAGGTATCCATGAAACTCATCATTAGTCATGCAATCTGTAATAACATCTATAGTTTCTTTTCTACCATGTAGATAGTGTGCAGGTGCATTAACATTGTCATATCTAATTTCATTTTCATATGACATATCATGACCATGATCTATCCTCTTATCATATTGTCTTTTACTTTTTACCATATTCTCTCCTAATAGTTTTAATATCAATAGCCTCTATATTATAATTACCATCTTTTACTTGTCTTTTAACTACTAGTCCACTCCACCATATATGCTGAGTATCTCTAGCAAAGTGTTCTGGATGACTTAAATAACATCCTGCAGATAGCCCATGAATCTTTTTACCATTTGGTAAAGTAGATATAGCATAATCTAATAAATGACTATGGCCTACTGTAGCAGAAACTTTGTGTTTTGTCAAGAGAGTTCTACCAATATTTTCACCAGATATAGCTGACCCCATAATACCAGATGGGAAATGATGTGCATAATAAATACCATCAACAACTTTAAATTCTTTATATGGTATTTCTTGCCAACCATATTTCTTAAATTGTAAATCAGATATTTTCATAGTACCATCTAACTCTGGATTTTCTTCTACAAATCTATCTATTCTATCCTCATGATTACCATGTAACATTATCTTTTTAAGTTTATGTTTTCCTAAACCTTTATTAAACAAATGCAATGCTTCATGCGAATGCTCCATATCTTTCTGATATCTTCTACCTTCAAAAGATTTCTTACCTCTATCATATGTAGATAGAGAATCCATACTACAAAAGTCACCCATGCATATAACATGTGTCGCTTTTATATCTGCGGCTAGTCTACCTGCCCACAGAAATCTATCATTGCTTGCTTTGGGTGTGCAATGAGGGTCACCCATAACTAAGTGCGTTGCCATTAGTTTAACTCCTTTTCACGTTTGGTTTTTAACCATTCTATAAAGTCAATAACATTATCTTCTTCGTCAAACTCTGCTACTGCATTCATGCTTAGGTTAGGTCTTTCGGGGTTTTTTTTATCTGCAGCAAATCCTTTTAATCCATAAACAAAAACAGATTGTGGATCTTGGGTTGCCATTTTTATCATGCCTCTAGCTATAGTAGAACATAATTCATATTGCTCAGTAGTCATCTGAGATTTACTATCCATAGTAATACCACATGTAAAGCCTTTCTCCCATGGAGAAATTAAAACTTTTATGCAGTGTTTAAATACATCTTGTTTTTTAGTCATACCAATACCTTTTTACGTTGTCATCATTATACTCTAATACTTTATGTTCGAATCCTCTTTTCATACTTTTCTTACCAAAATACTCTGCCTTCTTCTCATCATCAAAAATATGGTTACTAAATATTCTGTAAACATCTTCTTTTTTCTTTTTAAAAACTACAAAATATAACTGCATATTAACAGAGAGAGTAAGTAGAAAATAGACCCCTCAAACTATTCCCCACTACTCTCTGTGTTTTCCTGTTTTGGATTTGTGACAGCAGTGTACCAAACCCATTTAGGATTCTTACCTTTGGATTGCTGTTGTGGTAAGTGTTGCAATCCATCTCCCCAACATGGCACTTTGTATGCACAAAATGAACATACAGTGCCTAGCGTTCTGTTGCCTGTTGGTTTACCTCTGAAAGTTTCGGCTACATCGTCAAAACATTTCTGGAATTCTGTTTTATTTTTTAATGCAGTATAATTATCTGTTGCTACTTTAATATATTTATTTTTATGATCTTCTTGAAAATCTGGTGCTTCACATACAGTCCACTCACCTGTAGATTTATTGATAGCTATCCAACCACCGAAAGGCTTTCCCATACCTTCTGCGTATAGAAAACCTTGCGATGCATAACCAAAGGAATCATTATTAACTACTTCATTAAAGCCCCCCTTCTCACCAAATTTATGCTCAAAGGAATACGGTGACGCACTCTTAATATCCCAAATCTTGTTATCAATCTCAACATCCAATCTTCCAGACATAGAGTCTTCTTTAAATTTATACTTAACTTCTTTTTGTTCACTATCAATTTTAACTCCTGCAGATTTTAAAACAAATATAGCTAGGGCCTCTATCAAATCTCCAAATGTATTTCTCATTTTATTATTATAAGGTTGTCCATCACCTTTAATACCTTTTGATTCCATTTGTAGTTGACAGAGTGGCCTACCTATATTCGACATTCTAGGTTCAAAACTATCCCTACGCTTTTCTGAGAACTGTCTACGCAAGGCACTTTTACATGCCTCGCCAAACTCTTCAACTAAATCCTCAGAAATAGCGACAGGATTGCTAGATACTTTATCAAGATATATTTTTACTTTATCTAATATTGTATTCATTAAGATGTCAATACTTCCTCTGGAAGTTTATCGTCCATCTCTTCCACAATTTTAGCGTCTTCACCATCTTGATCATTTGGTTTCTTTGACCTAGAATTTTTATAAGCTAAAAGAACTTCATCGTTTTCTTTTTTAACAGCCTGTTGAAATACAGTTAAAGTATCGCTATCTTCTTTTGTAAACTGCAATTCAGTACCAGACTTAGTATCAATTACAGGAACATAAAAAGTATTACCACCTTTTTTCTGTCTTTCAGTATCAATAGATAGCACTTGTTTAAGCATAACCTTACCACTATCTTTTAATCTTTTGATAGCATTACTCACAGGTAAAAATGCTGTACCAGATACTCTGTACAATGTAGGTAGATTTTCTACCTTGTGCTTTTCACCATTAGCTAAGACCCCATCAAAACTAACTAGACCATACACTAATCTATAACATCTGATAGTTCTCTGTATCATTTGCTGATCTGGTGTAAGCGAGTCTCTGTCTTTGTATGGGACTTTACCACAATTAACTCCACCTAACATATCAATTGCTTCATCTTTGTGTGATGAAAAGATGACTGATCTGTTAACATATTCTGCTTTATCAGTATCATAATGCATGTATTGCATACCACTAATAAATGGTCTGAAGTTAACTGGTTTACCATAAGCAACTTTACCTACAGTAGTATCGAACACAGAAAAATAACCAACTGGTATTTGATTACCATCGTCATCTTCTGGGCTTCTATTAATAGATAATCTAGGAATGCCATCACTACTAGATGTACCATCGTCTTGACCTATGGCTTTCATTATTTGCTCATCGGTCATTTGGTTTATATTTATAAGTTCATTATCTGACATTGAACACCTCCTTGTAAAAATTAATGTATATCATATTTTATAGTAAATGTCAAGTACTATTTTTTATTTTTTTTCTTGTATGGTGGGTATACCAAATCGCATACCCAAAAGAAAATAACAACTGCTAAACAGGCAGATAAAAATATATCTAACATAAACGTGTCTCCTCATCTGTTGGTATTACTTTAAATCCATCATACTCAGCATAATGTTTCCAAGATGAATAGTCTTGATGATCTTTATTTAAATACAGAGTATCATAAGTTCCTTCGTAACTATTTACAAAGGCTTGGTACTCATCGTATACAGTAATGTCTGAATCATCGTACTCATCTAAAGTTTCTAATGCTTCAATCATATTAGTCCTCCAAGTTATAGGCTTTTGATTGTTCAAATAAAAAGTATTCGTATCCGTCATGCTCTTTATTTTCGGTCATTAACTCTGCGTATGCATCTGCACTACGCTTGTTATTAAATTGCTTTTCAAATATAAATTTATTTGAGTGGTCAAACTTACCCATGATTACATATTTTGTAGTTTTATCTTCAGTATTATTTAAACTCATATGGTTATTACCTCCTTCATATCTAACCAGTTATATCCTATTTTTGTTTCTGTGTCAAGTGGAACATTGAAATCTATATTATAATATTCTTTCAATGAATCAATAACACTACTTGTGCCCTGCTTGAATATTTTACCCATCACACTTTCTTCACCAGGATAAACATCAGCCACAATAGAATCGTGAACTGTGTTTACGAGTAAACTTTTTACTTTATGTTCTTTCATTAGATTGTGTATATTTATACACGCTAATGGAACAATATCTGCTGTTGCAAAACCTTGCACAGGATAATTTTTTATTTGTGTACCATAACTAGAACCACCCCAAGGCATACGCTGAGCATATGGAAATGAGTATTGTCTACCTGTAGGTATTTGTATACATTTAAATTTAATAGCATGTGTTTGCAATTTATCATGCCATGCTTTTATACCTTTATACTTTTCTAAGAACTTACGATAGTATTTCTTTTCGTCTTCAGTACCTGTTACACCACCATACAAAGGTTTAAATGTATGTGCTTTAGCATCTTGCCTTGATACTCCAATAATATCTGCAGTGTATTGGTGCACATCAATATTATTTTTTATATCTTCCATACCTTGTTTATCTTGTGCCATAAAGACTGCAGTTCTAAATTCAAGTTGAGAAAAATCTATCTCTAATATTTTACCACTAGAGAATCTTGACTTGACAACTTGTCTAATAGGAAATGTTTTACCTCTAGGTTGATTCTGGAAATTAGGATCACGACTTGATAGTCTACCTGTTGCAGTAACTGCCTGCATAAATTTAGGATGTAGCATACCTTTATCATCTGTATGATCTTTTATACCAGAAATAAAAGTAGACAAATAAGTATCTATAGCATTATATCTTACAATAGCATCTAGAAATTCTCTAAGTTCTCCTTCAGATTCTGCTGAAAGTTTAGATAAAGTAACTTTATCTGTTCTAAATCCAGACTCTGATACATCATACACACTTTTAGGAACTTGATTAAATCCTGCGAGTTTAGCCATTTTGTGATATATAAATCCATCACCATCACAGTCAGAGCATTTAGTATAATTTTTATACGGACTGCCATCTTTTTTTATTCTTTTAATAACACCTTTACCATCACAGGCTAAACACTTACTAGCACTTGTTTTATATACAGGTGCTGTATTGTTTTTAACTAGTGATCTAAATTGATTTAGTGAAAACTGTGGTCTACGTTTATTTTTACCTGTTGACTTATCTACACCAACATTAAATATTTTGGCCCAATTACTTTTATCTAAAGGTTTTTTAGAATAGATTAGCCATGATAATTGTTCTGGACTAGATAAATTTATTTCTGTGTCACCCATTTTATTGTAAACAATCTTACCTATCTTCTGCCTTAGATATTCTTTTTCTGCAGTATACTCTGCATTTACTTTTTCTAAAACATTTAGATCAACGTAGATACCATTACGTTCCATGTCAGATAGCACAACTAAAAACTCACCCATCATCTTTGCAGTCTTAATTAAATCTTTATTAGCAGGAAGTTTAAAGTCTTGCATCTGAGACTCAAATAATCTTTTGGTAATTGTTACATCATTTCTACCATACTCCTCAACAAGATCAGCAGGTATGTTGTCAAAAGATATACCACGATCCATGTATTCTTTTATACGATCATCCTTCATACCTATCTTCCTACGTTGGCAACACATTTGCAATGTCAAAGATTTTCTAATGCCTTTATTAAGGATATACTCGCCTAGCATAGTATCATAAACTTTACCAGAGTATTTAAACCCTGCTTCAAGTAGCCACATTAAATCAAATTTAAGGTTATGACCCACTAGTAGTGTAGTCTCATCTAATACTTCCTGTATTCTAGCGGCACCACCTCTACTTACTTTTTCAGAATGAAAAGTGAAATAATATTCACTACCATATTTTGATTCTAATCCCACACTTACCAATTTATTATCTGGATGAAATGGTGATGGATCAAATCCATTGTTTTTATTTTTTTGATATGTTGTTTCTACGTCAACTACTGTAATCATACATCGTACCTACTTATCTCTCTATAAATTCTAGCATCAATAATTCCATGATACCCATTTATTTTATTTTTAGAAATACATAATGATCTATCCATATTCTCTTGACCATTTGTATCTGGTGCTTTACCTACACCAATAATTAAATCAGCCTCAGCTGCTTTACCAGTTCTAGAGTTCTCCATCATATTAAAATCCATATGTCTTTTATTATGTGCATCATTTGATGCTTGTGATATTGCAATGATAGCACACTTTCTACGTTTTGCAATCTCTCTTGCACTAGTATATATTGCTCTGAGTTTTTCATCTGACCTTGCGTATATACCAGAAATATTTACTTTGTCAAGTTGATCAATGACAATAATATCTGGTTTATGTTTTTCACAATGCGAATCTATATCGTCCATTGTCCAATCTACAGTGTCATACAATTCAATATTTTCTTTTATTAAATCCCATTTACCATTTGCAATCTCTATGTTCTCAACAATTTCTTCTCTTGTCATTCCTGTATAACAGGATATGGCTCTCATCTGAGTTCTAACTGCAGGCTCTTCATTTATAAACGCATGAACTTTAGCACCTTGCTCAGCAAATCCATCTGGTGATGATACTAAACTAACCCAAAAAGCAGTCTTACCTGTCTCTGGTCTGGCAAATACAATCATAAGATTGCCATCACCAATACCACCAACTTCGTCTCTGAGTGTAGATATACTAAACTTCCATTTAGTAGTATCAACTAGCTGATTCATAACTTCTCCAATGTTGTTAGATACAGATTGCACTTTCTCATCTGGAGTATTTGTCTTATGTTTTTCAATTATAGAAATAATATCATTAAAGTTTGCAGGCTTACCATTAAATATTTCAGTAGCTTCAACTGCTATCTTCTGAGCAGTTTCTCTCTCTACAAGAACTTTCATAATATCTTTTGCTATTTCGTTAGATGGTTCTTGTATATCTTTTAAGTCTTCAATTAGTTCATTGAATTTTATTTTTGCTGCCCTAGTTAATGCAGGGTTATACATTGTAGTATGCAATCCATATAACTCGTCTACCTTTATTGACTCCTCGTACTCTGAATGTGCTTTCTTAATTGTATCGAACAATGATCCCAAGTCTCCTTCGAATACACTGCTAGATACTGAGCCTTTGTATTGGTCATAAAAAGATTTATTCAACATCTTTTTTAGTATCTGCTTTTCCATCGTGTCTCCCTTCATTATCTTCTATTGATTGCTTTTTGTACTTTTAATTCATTCTCTAATATAACAGTAATTGTGTCAAGTTTGCTCTGATCTCTTTGGTTCCACTCTGCCTTGTTTATATCTATAATATCATACTTCCAGTTAGTCCAACTTTCAAGTATCTCCTTCATCATTTCTTCAGTCATAAAATATACTCCTTATCTCGTCTGTTTTAAAATATTTTAAATCATCTTCCAATGCTTTTACTTTTACGTTTGTAAAACCTTTTGACCTTAACTCTTTTGCAATAGAAAAAGATTTAGTAGTTGCGTCCCTATCCAATGCAACATAAATATTTTTGTACTGCATTATATGTGCAAGGTGTGTATCTGCTAATGACGTACCCATTAAAGCAATACCAGTCAGCACCCCAGATACTGCACACGCAGAAGCACAATCCTCTACGATCACTGCGTCATCACACTCACCACAAATAAATGGAACATGTTTACCACCATACATATACCATTTAGGATAAGTGTCTTTGTGTAATGCTCTACCTACTGCACCTGCATATTCATTTGTATATTTATTTTTAACTACAAATACAACTCTGTCTTGTGCTACATCGTATTTAATATCTGCTCTGTTCATCATAAAAGAATCCCAACAATTATTATTTTGTAAATATCTCATAGCCTTTTCATGGGAGAAAGGCGATTTAAAACTTTCTGGTAGATTAAATACTGATAACTCCGAATCATCTTTTTTATTTGAGAAAGTCTTAGTGACATAATCCATAGTTTTTTGCCCCTCGTGTTTTCCTTTTGCTTTACACGAAGCATGAAAGCAATACCAACCTATATTGTTACCAGTGGTATCAATAAGCATTGTATTACTATGATGACAGAATGGGCAATCTGTTCTTTCTTTGTGATCTTGTTTTAAGTTTAGATTTTTAATAACTTCTAACTGTTGCTTATAATTCAACTTGGACTTCCTCGTATGTTATTAAGTATCTATCTTTACTAACAAACTCATTAGCTTCTATTTTCATTAGATTATTATCTAAATAATAAGCTAAGTTATTTTCTAACTTTTCTTGTGTTGGTTCTTCCTCGAATGGTATTATTGCTACTGCTTCTATTCCTAGTCCTACTAGTCTTACTTTGTATTTTTTCATGATTAATTCCCTTATCATAGTTTACTTCATTTGTCAAGTCGTCTTTTGATTTTTTATAATATTTTGGGTGTCGCCAAACAAATGTCATTTATTAAAATTCTCCACTATACTTTCATCCCA